CAGCGCACTCGCAGCGTAGCGCTCCAGCGCCGGAACATCGGCCTGGAGCGCAAATCGGTCACGCCCGTCTGGTTTCGCGTCGCAGCGACGTGCTGCTCGTAGTCGCCGATGATCCGCACCAGCGGCTGTCCGCTGACGAGGTCGAGTCCGTCCGCCTCGACGAAGACGGACATCTTTGCCATCGTCATCTTGAAGCCGACCAGCCGGCAGGCATCGATCATCGCCGCGCGCCATGCCGACGCCGGGAAGCCGATGGTGCTATCCTCTAGGCGGTGCAACGCCGCCTCGCAGTCAGCCGCGAAGTCGCGCGCCTCGCGCTCCTTCTTCGATTTCGCCGTCGATCCGGCCTCATGCTTCTCGCGCATCTTCTGGCGCGCCTTCTCCGAGAAGGCGGCCATGACCAGCGGCGCGGTGCCGACGATCTCGAACTGCGCGCGCTCGAACTTCGGCGCGGCGATGGTGACGATCTCTTGCTTCGTGAACGCGTTCATCTGAACCTCCCTTTTCAACCAGCCAGATCCGCCACCCGGCGGCGGCTCTCCTCCATGATGCGCTCATGCGCGTTGGGCGACGCGACCCAGATGTCTTCGAGGTTACCGCGCTGGGCCAGCATGATCTTGTCGATGTCCTTGACGCTCGCCGCCTTGCGGATCGCCGCGACGATGGCGCGGGCGCGCTCGGCCAGCTCGGGCGTGAGGGTTGCGCCGGTCGGGGCCTCTGGTGAGGAGGCTGCGGAGGGGGAAGGCTCCGCATCCGACGCGGCCGGCGCGTTGTTGTCGGCCTCTTGTTCGGTGGCCTCGAGGAGGGCGTCCATCGCGGCGCTGACGGCGGCGAGGGGGGTGGAGGGCGGCGTGATGTCGCGCATGGTCACGCTCGACGGCGCGGCGAGGTCGTCGTCGGCGTGGATGCCAAGCACGGCCTCGGGCATGTAGCGCCGCGCCCACTCGCGCGCACCGCGATAGGCCAGCATCTGGTCGGTGTTCTTCTTCCACTGCTCGTTGCTGGTCTTCCAGCCGCCAACCGTGCCGACGACCGCGCGCGGCGCGACGTCACCGATCAGCTTGCCCAGCACCGTGACCTGGCGCTGGTCACCAGCGCCGCTGTACTGGTAGTCGAGGCTGCCCTGCAGCTTGCCGCTTGCGTTCACGACGGCGGCGATCAGCTTGCCCTCGTAGCCGAGCTTGCCGCTCAGCACGTAGGTGTGCTGCGCGACGGCGAACGGGTCCATGCGCCAGCGGAAGGCCTGCGCCGCGACGAGGAAACAATCGCCCAGCTTGCCCTCGCCGCGCAGATGCGCGGGCGCGAGCGAGGCGCTCGACATCAGTTTCGCGACGCGCTGGAGCTGGCCGAAGATGTCGCTGTCGAGGTAGACGGCGACGGGGTCCGAGAAGTCCACGGCGACGGCGCGCGGCGCGGTGGCGGTCGGAAGGTTCGTAACGTTGGTCATTTCGTGTACTCCCTCTGGATGGATGCGTTGATCTCGTTGGCCGCCCACTGCGGCAGGCCGATTTCGACAACACCATCGGTGTAGCCCGGCCAGTTGTTCTGCGCAACGCTTTTCGCGAAGCGACGCAGGATCTGGCGCAGCTGCTGGTCGGCGGCGCTCGCGGCGTCGGCGGACAAGGCGGCGACGTAGCCGAGGTGGGGCTCGTCGTTGCCGACCACCATGAACGCATGGCTCGGGCGCTGGATGCCGAGCGTCGAGGCGACCAGCCGGAACATCGCGTCCCCGAGGTCGTATCTGAGATTGGCGGCGGTTTTGCGCCAGGAGTTCGGCGCGGGCGATGCGGTGGTCTTGAGGTTCACCGCCAGCCCGGCGCGCGAGATGTAGAGGTCGGGCCGGCACAGCAGCGTCAGGCCGGTCTCCTCGTCCTTCGCGACCATCGTCACCTCGGCGCGACCGCCAGCCTCGAGGAGGCGGCGAGCGTCGGCGTTCCGCATGAGGCCCTCGCGCATCCCGACGATGCGCATGTGGTCGGAGAAGCTGACGATCTGCCGGTCGCCTTGCTCCTCGCGCCAAGCCCTGCCCTCTCGGGTCGAGAGATTGAGCCCCTCGGGCTTGACCGAGAAGCGCTGGTGGAAGGCCTCGGCGCCCTCCAAGATGTAGCAGTGCGCGGCGGTCCCCAGCTCCATCGACGCGCTCGGCTCGCGGTGGAAGCGGGCCGGGTTGCCGCGCCAGAAGGCGTGGGCGTGGGCCGGGCATTCGGTCTCGTATGCGACGAGGTCCGATCCGCTGACCGCCGGGGCCGCGAAAGCCTCGGCGCTCAGGTACGCCTCGAACGAGACGTCGTTGTGGATGCCCTCAGCGATCATTGGTCACCTCCCTCTTCATCTGCCTGTGGACCCAGCCGCGCAGGGCGGCGAGGCGGGACTGCTTCTTGCCGCGCGGGGCGTGGGCCGCGCGCTTGATCATGCTGCGGTAGACGCGCAACAGCCTGCGCTTCTCGGTGGTCATCGGTTGCCCTCCAGTTTGGCAAGCTCGCGCTCCAGCTCCGCGATGCGCTGGTGCGCGAGCAGGTAGTCAAGCGTCTTGGGGTTGAGGTCGCGGGCCAGCTCGACCCGCAACTGGATGCGAGCGCGCAGCACGCCGGGCGTCTGCGGGATCGCGTGGGCGGCGGGGAGGTGCTTCATGCCAGCACCATGATCGCGGCCAGGACGAAGCCCATGAGGGCCTGCAGCCAGAGGGGGCTCATCGGTCACCTCGCAGCCAATCGGGATAGTCGCCGTCGAAAGGCTCGGCGGGCGTCGCGTCGTCGCGGATGAAGCGCGCCGTGGGGTCGGTGAGCCGCTCGACGAGGATCTCGGCCTCGTAGAGGACGCCGCGCAACTCGCTCTCGGAGATGGCGCGGCAGTTGTAGTGCTGCGCGTTGATCTCCTCGACCTCCTGCGCGACCGCGCGCAGGATCGCCTCTATCTTGTCGTAGGCGGCGTGGCGCATCTCGCTGAGGCGCTCGACGCTGCGCTGCGCGTTGTCGATGTCCATGATCGCAGCCATGATCAGCCCTCCATCTCGGCGTGGATCGCGCTTTCGGCGTGGCAGGCCATCTCGACGACCATGTCCACCGCCTGGTTGGTCAGGTCCACGAACTGATCGCTGATCGCATTGTCGGTCGCGGTGTTGCCGGCGCCGACGTTGTCGAGCTGTCGGTTGCAGATGTCGCGCAACCGGGTGATCGCGGCGATGATCTCGCGCTCGGCGCGGATCTTCGCGCACTCGATCGCGCGCAGCGCGTCGTCGGCGCTCTCGACGAAGTCGGCGCTGCGGATGAAGGTCTCGCCGCGCTCGTCGTCGTTGCGGTAGGTCATTATCGGCATCGTTTGTCCCTCCTGGTTTCTGCCCGGCACCACCCGAACAAGGCGAAACATACACCACCGCTTTACCCGCGCAAGCGCTTGCCGCGAAATTGTGTGCTTGACCTCTACACCGCGCGTGAAGTAGCCGTCGAGACATGACCCTGACCGACTTCATCGCCGCCCTCGGCGGCACCTACGCCACCGCCCGCGCGTTCTCCACGACGCCGCAGGCTATCAGCAATTGGAAGCGCCGCCAGCGGCTGCCTGCGGCCCGGCAGCTCGAGGCCTTCCGCATCGCGCGCGCCAAGCGGCTTGCGTTCGATCCGGTCGCCGCGACGCGCCGCGAGGCCCGGCGATGAAGCGCGATACCGCGATCGAGCGCGTGTCCAACGCGCTGCGTGCCGAGGGCGGACGCGCCTCGACGCAGCGGCTGTGCGAAGTGCTGCCCGGAATGGATAGGGGGTTGGTGTTGATGGCCCTCGCGCATTTGAAGCGCCGCGAGCTGGTAGACAGCGACTACGCTCCGCGCAAGCAGCCGCCGTGCGGCTGGACCTACTGGTTCACGCCCGCGAAGAAGATGCATCGCGGCAGCCGCTTTAAGGCTGCTGTCAGCAACGGCTACACCCGGCTCGTCGTCGAGTACCTCGACGCGGCTGGCGGCGAAGCGCCGATCGACGCATGGCTCGCGTGGGGCGCGCAGATTACGCATCGGGTGCGCCTGCACAGCGGCGTTCACAGCCTGCGGCGGCGCGGGCTGATCGAGGTCGGCAAGGCGCGCGTTAGGCTGACCGACAAGGGCAGGCAAGCGCTCGCGCTTGGTCGCACCGTCGCTCCCATCGCGCCGACCATCGCGGACTTCGAGGACATCGCCGAGCCCGAGACGCGCTCGACCGATCCCGAGGCCTGCGTCGCGCGCGCCGAGAAGCTCTGGCCGAAGCTGATGCGCGGCCGCAGGTACGAGGACGTCCCGGCGCACCTCATCCGCCCGCAGCGCCTGCTGCGATGGACGCCGCCGCTGCAAGAGCGGTCGATGACCGGGTCGAGCGGGGCGATGTTGGCCGAGAGCCGCGATGCGACGGGAGGGACGCCATGAGGAACAATCCGTTCTTTTTGAAGGGTCCGGCAGTTGTCTCGTTCAGCGGCGGCAGGACGTCCGCCTACATGCTCTGTCGTATCGTCCAAGCGCATGGCGGCGAGCTGCCGAGCGACGTCCTGGTCATCTTCGCCAACACCGGCAAGGAGATGCCGCAGACGCTCGATTTCGTGCGCGATTGCGGCGAGCGATGGGGCGTGCCGATCATGTGGGTCGAGTACGCCGACCACGACGAGGTCGCGCAGCGGTGGCGCATCACCAGCTACGCCGACGCCAGCCGCGCGGGCGAGCCGTTCGCGGCGCTGATCCGGCGCAAGAAGATGCTGCCCAACGTCGTCGCCAGGTTCTGCACGGCCGACCTCAAGATCCGCGCCATGCACCGCATGTTGAAGGCGACGCTGGGTTGGGACGAGTGGACCGAGGCCGTTGGCCTGCGCGCGGACGAGATGCACAGGGTCTCGCGCATCAAGGCGTCCAACGAAGGCAATCGGTACGTTGTCTGTCCGTTAGCAGATGCTGGCATCACGAAGCGCGACGTAGCGGCGTTCTGGGAGCGGCAGAACTTCGATTTGCAGCTACCCAACATCAACGGCCGCACACCGCACGGGAACTGCGACCTGTGCTTCCTGAAACCCATTGCCACCGTGCGCGCTATCATGCGTGACATTCCGGGCTCGGCGGACTGGTGGGTGCAACAGGAGAAAGTGTACGGTGATCAATGGCGCAAGGATTGGCCGTCATACGCCCAGATAGCCGCCAATGTGGAGGCAAGCGCAGACCTGTTCGCAGAAGAGGGCAGGGCCACTGAATGCTTCTGCAATGGTGATACATGAAGCGGACATGGAGCGGCGTCATCTTGGGCGAGCCCGCCAGCAAGGCCAACAGCCGCCGCATCGTGCGGTTCGGGTCGAAGTTGCGGGTCATCAAGAGCGAGAAGGGCCTCGCGTATATCGAGGCCGTTTCGAGGCAAGTTCCCGAGCTGCCAGCGCAGGACCAGCTGCTCGCGCCGATTTGCATGACCGCTCACATCTACTACGCCTCGCGGCGACCGGACCTTGATCCGTCGCTGATCCTCGACGCGCTGCAGGGCCGCGTTTACCGCAACGACCGCGCGGTGCGCGAAATGCACCTGTATCACCACCTCGACCGGGACAATCCCCGCGCCGAGATCCTTCTGGAGGAGATGACCAATGACGAATGACGACCTGACCCGCTACGCCGAGCGCCTGACGCGCCTGCTCGACGCCGCCGACGAGGTGCGCGACGACCTCAAGGAGTTGAAGGTCGAGATCAAGAGCGCGGGCTACGACCCGGCGGCGCTGGTTCGCGTCGTGCAGTTGCGCCGCGACGAGCGCAAGCGGGCGCGCGAGCAGGAGCGGCTGCAGGCGGTGACGCTCTACGCCGACCGGCTGGGCGTCCAGCTCGACCTCGGGATCTAGGAACAGGCCAGGCCCTCCCTTGCCGTGGCCGGCGGGCTGCGGAACCTAAAAGCGATCCAGCGGGCCTAGCCCGTCAACCGGTCCCTGGCCGGTGCGTTTACCGGATGGATCGCTCCCGCCACCAACCTGAACGGAGGAAGCAATGGTTCTCGGATGGCAGGATTTCGTCGTGATCGGCATCATCGTCTGGGCGCTGCTGGACGGCAGGCGATAGCCGGGCTAGAAATGACGCGCCCCGGCCTGCGGAAACAGACCGGGGCGCAACGGACTGCCACAACCAGTCCGGCCACGATGGCGCGCCGAACCTATCGCGCGCGACGGGCCGGATCAACGTCGAAAGGGCGCTGATGGACCCGCTCGTACCAGCCGAAGTCGATCTTCGGAATTTCCACTACATGCCGCTCGACGTCGTGCGACTGCGCGACAGCGACCTCGCGGGCGTCGAGGACGCCGAGGTGTTCCGGGCTGCCGTCCTGGCGTGGTGCGCGGCTTGGCACCAAGTCCCCGCCGCCTCCCTGCCCGACGACGACGCGATCCTCGCCCGCTTGACCGGGTACGGGCGCGATCTTGCGACCTGGAAGCGGGTCCGCGAGGGCGGCGCGCTGCGCGGCTTTGTGCGGTGCAGCGATGGCCGATTGTATCATCGCGTCGTGGCCGAGAAGGCCTTGGAAGCATGGGAGAAAAAGGCCCGGCAATCGGAGCGCACCAAGCGCGCCACGGACGCCGCTGCGGAGCGCGCACGGATCCGTCGCGAATCCGTTACGGATTCCGTCGAGGCGTCCGTTACGGACTCCAAGG